ATGGAATTACATTCCAATTTTGACGCAACATCAGTCATTACGTCATAAAACTGCATCCACTGAACTTGCGTACGCTCCTCCTTAGGAACAACATTGCCATCTCTGTTCTTAACTTCAAATAATTCAAGAACTAGAGATTCAAGAACTTCAACTCTAGCGATAGACTGTTTCCACACTGCTTTCGCTTGTTTGTCTTGAATTTCAGAGGCAACTGTATTGTAAACCCAGGGTTGTTTGGTATTCAAACCATAAAACGTTCCCCAGTCAACCAACATCCTATTAGCGGCCGCAATTGTTTGATAAATAACAGCAGCTTCGTCAGAAGAGACGTTTTTCCAATCACTTTTCATTGCCCGCGCATTAAGTGCGACCAATTTGTTGAATAGATTAACTCTCTCTTTATGAGTCCGCTCTGTCACCATCAGTTGAAAAGTATTCTCCTGAGTCAAACGAAAGGCCTCATCAATGGCATGTAAGTGGTTAACCAGATGGTTCCACAACTTATCATTAATTTTTCCTTCAATTTCGTTCAACACTGCCTTGCAAGCTTCATCTATACGGAACATTTTCATTTGATGATTTTGTCCGATAATTTGAAAATCGAGAGGCTTTTTCACTTCGGTAGCAACTTGTGCTTGCTTCGGTGTTTCAACCTTTTCGACATCTTCTCGCATTGCAGATTCAGCGACATTCTCTCCAACTTTCTGGATTTGGGCTTGTGCCTCATGTTCCTTAACAATGTCTTTCACAATCTCCATAGTAGCCGTCTTTCCAACTTGTTTCTCCTCAGCTTCTTTCAAAGCTTTTTCAAGCTCTATAATCCGCTTTTGAGCGTCGGTCAAACCAATTACAACAGATTGTGTCGACGGGGGAATCACTGATGCATCAACGTTATTCCAAAAAGGGTTCTTCCCCCTTGAATCGGATTTTGGTGCTTCTTTCAACACCTCTGTCACTTTGGAACGCGGTTGCCCATCTCCCATTAGCCGTCTCTTTTTCAAAACGACTAGAGCACTTTCTTTCGGCAAGTGGATAAAAGGTGTACGATAAATCGCATCCTTTCCCTCCAACAAGCGACGGGTCCAGTACTCAGCTTCGGAAGCTT